CAGATGGAGTAGAAAGGATACTTGCTGTTGCTGATATTGTCATATATGTTTCCCGATATTGTATTTATCAGGAAACAACTAACAATCACAAATCGCCCGATTTACGATTCTCACTATAATGTACGTCAAAACTGCCACCGGGATAGCGACTTTCTAGTTTACGCACATTCTCATCAATAACATCATTTGGGTCAAGATTCAATGCTCGGCAAGCATTAATCCAATACCACATGATATCTCCTAGTTCACGTTTCATATGAAATACATTCTCATCATTTAGTGGTTTACCCTGAAAAAACATCTTTTTGGGCACTTCAATGAACTCACCACTTTCAGCCGCTAATCCTAGACAAGCGGTAAGTAGTAGTGGAACATTGATATCAGGTCCATGTAATCCGTCACCGATGTAATTACCATCAAGTTCATCACACCGGTCCATAAATGTAGTTAAGTCATTACTAGGTTTACTAGTTACTGCTTCTACAAAATCTTTGTATTTGTTTAAATCAATATTGCTCATTAAAATGCTTTCAAAATAATCATTGCGTCATTAAAGCGACCATTAGGTGTTGTACTAACTGCTTTAATGTCTTTAAAATACTTACGAGCAGCCGGCTTGCTTCCCATAACTTCTTTAATTTGTTCAGCCGGTTTACGTAGTGTTTTCACTTCACTTTGTGCTGAATCAAAACCTAACAAAGTGCTACCTTTTACAGTAAACGTTTTGCTATAATCATCGGCAATGTAATGATGTAACTTACGTTTTGCTGTATCATAAACCCATGCCTCACTTGCTCCATGAAGCTTGATAGGACTGATACTCATTAAATCAAGTTTACTTGCGGTATCTTTGAATATTTTAAGATACTTAAGTTTTGCCACTTGTTTTTCAACCGGTACAGCTTTACGTGCCCTAGGAGCTTTAGCGGCTTTCTTAACACTAATGTAACTATTCAAATCACCAATAACTAACTCAATAAACTTTACAATATTTTTCAATTGTGTTTTAGTTAGATGTTGGTAACCTTGTACTAATTGTGCATCCGTACCTTTTAGTACTTCTTCAATTTCATTCAGTTTCTTTTTCCACACATCGGTTAACAAACTGATATGTTGTGGCATTACATTCTTTTTAGCAACTTCATCCATTGGTCTTAATGTATGTTTTGCTCCTGCACCTGATGTAATATATTCATCAAACAATCCTTCAAGTTCACCTGCGGCTTCACGTGCTTTATCTTTTAGAATTTCCTGAATGTTAGGTCTTGCAGGAGCATCAGGTACAATAGCTTCAATCACTTCTGGTTTATTGATTGTTTCAAGTAACCGTTTGATTTCATTTTGAAGTGTTTCAGATTCTGTTTCGGATAGTTCTAATCCACGCAATTCCATACGTGCTAACCAAGCTAAAGTATTGATACATTCTTTCTCATCAATCTTACGCATGATTTTAGCCTCTTGTGGGCGTGAGCGTAGGTCTAAGTATTGTGCTAAAAATTCTTTAGCTTCTTTCTTACCATAGAAACGACCATACCATGTAAAGCTTCGCATAAGTGCGACTCGGCGTCTATCTTCATCGGGTTGAACGGCAAACATAGGTTCAGGACCTAAATATTCAGTGTCCGGGTCTCTAGGGTTAAGTGTCTTAACCTGTGAATAATCACTAGCTTTAATGATTTTACTTGCGGGTTTACGTGTTGCCATTAAGTTCTCCTAAATTTATAGCGCATTTATGTATTATAGCAGATGTTCCATTTGTTGTCAACCTTTGAATTGACCCGTTTTTAACTCTATCTGCTGAACAGATAAATAATAGATATGCCTAGATTATCACTATATCACCCAACAAAATCAAACGATTATCGATTCTTTGATAGAACAATATCAGAGATGTTTACTGTTGGCTCCACAGATTTATATATTCACAAATACTTAGGACCCACAGATCAGGGTGCAAGTATTGATTATACACAACCACAATATGACGCATTAGATCCTACTAATATACAAGATTTACTATTTTTAGAGAATAGAGATAGAACATATGATCCTAATATTTATAGATTGCGTGGACATTATAATGTACAGAATTTAGACTTTGATTTAAGCCAATTTGGATTATTTTTAAATAACGATATTATCTTTATTACTATTCATTATAATGATATGATTGATTTAATTGGTCGTAAGTTAATGGTAGGTGATGTATTAGAATTACCTCACTTATTAGATTATAATCCATTAAAAGAAACTATACCGGTCGCATTAAAAAGATTCTATCAGATTACTGATGGCAATTTTGCTAGTGAGGGATTTAGTCCTACATGGTATCCGCATTTATGGCGTATTAAATGTGAACCATTAGTTGATAGTGAAGAATTTAGTCAGATATTATCTGAGCCAATTGATCAGGATAATTATCTTGGATTATGGGATGCTACTAGAACATATCCAGCCGGTTATACTATTACATTTGGTGATAAAAATTATCTATCTAAACAAGAAGTACCAATTGGTATTACTCCTCCTAATACAGTATTCTGGGAACTTGATCCTAATCAAAATCTTAAAGATATTCTTGCTACATACAATAAGAATCTACAAATCAATAATGCTATTATTGAAGAGGCTGATAGATTAGTACCTAAATCAGGTTACGATAGAAGTAATTTATATATTGTACCTACATATGGTGAATTTGAAACTAATACAGAATTATCAGGTAAATATAATCAACCCGCTCCTCCTATAAATGTTATTGCTAATAACGGAGGTGCTCCTGTTGTAGCAACCGGTGTTGTAGCAATAGTTCGTAGTCCTGCTTACAAAAATGCAAGTCCTATATTACGCATACCTAAATCAACTATTCAAAGTATATGGGATATGTCTGTAAACATTTTAGTTGACCCTTTACAGGCCGCTAGACAGATTAATTTAGAAACTGCTACAATTGCACCAATCTTAATTGGTAACGGTTCAGGAGCAGTAGAGGGTGAAATTGTATTAACAGCATTGCCAACAGGACCTATTACAGGACCATACGGTACTTCAGATAACACATATGCATTTGCCGATCAGAATCCAGTAGCACCAAACTTTACTGGAACAGAACCATATGGTCCAAATACTATGGACTATCGTGCAGATTCTGATCCAAGATTCCAATTCATTGCACGTAGTAGCCCAAGAAGTTTTGGCTATACTACTGGTTACTTAGATGGAACTGGCGAAGCACCAAATGGATTCCCAACAGGAGCAGGTATTGCTTTCCCACAGAATCCACAAGTAGGTGCATATTTCTTACGCACAGATTATTTACCGCAAATTCTATATCGTTGGGATGGAAGAATATGGGTTCGTATATCTACAAATGTCAGAACACCAACTGGCTTTACTGAACAAGATTTGTCACAACAATCAAGCTTCATAAATAACAGTAACGTTACAGTAACAACTGATGGTACAACGATACCACAAAAACAGGCTTTGTCAACCATTTTGACAATAGCACCAGATCCAATACCACCGGTAATATAATATGGCAGCTTTCTTCTACGATAATCAGGTACGCAGATTTCTAATTCAATTTGGAAAAATCTTTTCTAATTGGTATGTTACTAAAGGTAAGGACCCTGCAGGTAATGCAATACTTGTTCGTGTACCAATTATGTATGGTGATTCAAGCAGGCAGGCAGCTACTATCATTGCTAACAACAGTGCTAGTAATTTACCTAGTGCTCCGCTGATTACTTATTATATTACTGGATTAGAATACGATCAAAAAAGAACACAAGATCCTACATTTATTGACAAGATTCAAGTTCGTCAACGTAGCTATAATGCAGAAACACAAAGTTATGAAACAGTACAGGGACAAGCATTTACTGTAGAAAGATTGATGCCAGTACCCTATACACTACGTATGAGCGTGGATTTATGGACAACTAATTATAATCAAAAATTAGAATTGATTGAACAATTAGGCACACTATTTAATCCTTCATTGGAGATTCAATCTACTGATAACTTTATTGATTGGACTAGTTTAAGTGTTGTCTATCAAGATGGATTAACATTTAGTAGTAGAACTATTCCACAAGGTTCAGGTAATCCCATCGATGTATTAAGTTGGAAATTCTATATGCCTATATGGATTAGCAATGCGGCTAAACTTAAAAAGATGGGTGTTATTGAGAAAATTATCGCAAGTATATTTTCTGGTACAGCATTAGATGATATTCAAAATGATGATTTGTTATTAGGTACTAGACAGAAGATTACTCCATATGGATATAAGTTATTATTGATAGGTAATAGTTTACAATTATTGCCAGCTAATCAAGATTTCTATCCAAGTAATGAAGATTTAGATTTACCACCTAACCCCAATACAAGTTTGTATTGGTCAAGTCTATTAAATGTGTATGGTACACTAAGACCAGGAATTAGTCAGATTTGGCTACAAAACCCGTTTATGGATACTGAGATTGTGGGTACAATAGTTCCTGATCCAGTAGATGATAGATTATTGATATATGATATTGACCCAGATACCCTGCCTCAAAACACATTGGATCCTGTAGACAGCGTGATTAACCCATTAGTCACAGGACCAAATGCAGGGTTACCTCCCGCAGAAAATGGAATGAGATATCTTATTGTAGATAATATTGGTAGTGAAGGTGATACTACTATTGCATGGGGTAACGTTGTAGCATATGCTAATGACATTATTGAATATGATAGTGGTACAGGAGAATGGTTTGTATCATTTGATAGTGCCCAGGCTACAACAGTAGAGTATGTTACCAATTTAACAACCAGCATTCAATATCGTTATGTCAATACCGAAGATGCTTGGATGAAATCTTGGGAAGGTTGGTACGACCAGGGTGATTATAGTATTGTAATTTAAATTACTTTGTGCTATAATGTTTTAGCATATGAATAATATCTCGGCAGGCGTTTTCTTTTACGCTAAAAACACACAACGATTCTTATATTTACTTAGAACGGATAATAAAAATCCGGGCAATTGGGGAATACCCGGTGGTAAAATAGAAAATGGTGAAACTTTACTTGTGGGTATTGATAGAGAATGTTGTGAAGAAATTGGGTACTTCCCAGAAAATGCAAAATTAGTACCAATACAAAAGTTTGTTAATAATACATTCACATATCATACATTTTTTTGTAAGATAAATGAAGAATTTACACCAGTATTAAATGAAGAACATTGCGGATATGCTTGGGTAGGTGATAATCAATATCCTAAACCATTACATCCTGGATTGTTTAGTACAGTAAACTTTGATGTTGTACAGAAGAAATTAAAAGCACTTACAAAAAAAGAGACCTAAGTCTCTTTTTTTATTTTAGCAATTTTGCTATAGTATCGAATCCCAATGATCCTATCACAACACCTGCTCCCATCATCATCCATCGCCACTTTTCTAATGCGGAGATTTTTTCTGACATTGCCTGATGTGCATTTGAACTAGCGTCCTTCATACCCTTTAACATCACTCTAGTATCATCGTTGTTTTTAACCATTTCAACGTGTATATCTCTGATATCCGTTTTTATTTCACGAATATCATCAGTGATGTTTTGAACTTCTACCTGAAGAACTGCTATATCGGTTTCAGTTTTTGGCATTTTGATTGTCCTACTAGTTGCCATAATTATTAAGCATTACTAATAGTAACGATTGGGTTAGGTTGACCGTTAGCTGCATTAGCGGTAAACGCAGTATTGAATGTAGCGATAACATCAGGGTTAACACTATATGCAACAGCAGTACCTGTACCAGAACCTGATGCAGTAGCGGTGAATGTAATACCTGTCATATTAGCCATTGCACCAATTGCTGTCCAATTTGTTGTACCAGCAAAGTAAATTGTATAAACTGTACCTGCTGATATTGATCCAGCGGCAACTTGCGTTGGGAATATTTCACTGTTGTAATCATTAATACTTGAAACATATGCTGTAGCAGAGGCTGCATCAGTAGATAAGATGTTCATTGTATTTGGCGTCAATGCTGTATTTGCTACATTAGCAGTATAGCATTGTGCTGTCAAACCTGATGTTGCACCTGTGACTAGATATTTTGTTTTACCTTTTTGACGAACAATAAAGCCTGCTTCATCATTGGCATATACATATGCCGCATTAGATACTACAACATTTGCATTAGCGGTTAATACAACACGATTCATAATAGCATTTGGTGTACCAGTTGCCGCAGTCATCTGAACTTCAGGGCCGCCCTGATCAGTAGATACAGTAAATGCGGCAGCATTAGCAATAGCTTTAACAAAATATGTTGTACCTGTTACTAGAGCACCCAAATTAGCACTAAATGAAATTGGCATATTTGCTATAAGAGTTTGAGCATTACCCGAAGTGCC